TTTCACCTATCAAAGATGTACAAAACCTTGCGCGTTCCTACGTGAATGCTCAAAGATTAATTGGCGCAGACAAGGTTCCGTTGCCAGCAAACCCTACTGACGAGGACTTAGATAATATTTACAGTCGTTTAGGTAGGCCAGAGTCACCATCAGAGTATGAGATTGCTGTAGATGGGAATATAATTACTGAGGATGTTGCAACGCAATATGCTGATGTAGCGCACCAGTTACGTCTTACGCCAGAACAGGCACAGGGTGTTTTGGAATACTACAAAAGCAATGTAGCCCAAGGCACTGAAAGTATGCAGCAGTTTGCAGAACAGCAAGCTGAACAAGTTGCATCTGAATTACAAAAGGAATGGGGACAAGCGTATGACAACAAAGTATCTGCTGCTCAAAGCTTAATTAATGAGTTTGCGGATGAGTCATTGCTAAACATACAGCTTGCTGATGGGACAAAGGTTGGTAACAACGCTGAGTTTATCAAAGCATTTGCTGCTATGGGTGAGTTTCGTAATAGCGTAATCAGTGAAGATACGATAACTGACGGTGCTAGAAATACTGCGTTTACGCCTAACCAAGCACAGGCAGAACTTGATGCTATATACGGAAATCAAAACCATGCGTATTTCAATAAGAAAGATCCAGGGCATGATAATGCTGTGGGTCATGTGCAGAATTTGATGGGTATGATTCATGGATAATGAAGAAGAAATATTTAACCCATTGGAAATTCGGCTAGAATGCCTTAGAATGGCAGTTGAGTTTGGTACACAACGTGATGTTTTGAATCCAGTTGAACTGGCAGATAAGTATTATAGTTGGGTAGTAGATGAGGGTAGCGTTGAAAAACGTCCTCAAGACCATCGGAAAGACGATAGCCCTAAGTCGGCTCAAAAGACTAGGAGTGTCCGATCAGTCGGGTAGCACACTGCAAGTTCAAATGAAACCTGTAGAAAAGGAGTGACGATATGTCATCTCAAATCACTACGGCATTTGTACAACAGTATTCTGCAAACGTGCAGATGCTATCACAGCAGATGGGTTCCCGTATGCGTGATGCAGTTCGTGTTGAGAATGTTGTTGGCAAAAATGCCTTCTTCGATCAAGTGGGTGTAGCTACCGCGCAGTTGCGTACTACACGCCATGCGGATACTCCGCAGATCGACACCCCACATGCAAGACGCCGTGTTAGTCTTGCTGACTATGAGTATGCTGATCTGATTGACGATCAGGATAAGATCCGCATGTTGATTGACCCAACCAGTGCATATGCAATGGCTGCGGCATCAGCAATGGGACGCGCAATGGATGACGTTGTTATCGCTGCGGCTCTGGGGAATGCCTTCACAGGCGAAACTGGTTCTACTTCAACTGCGCTTCCAGCAGGACAGCAGATTGCCAATGGCGGTGCTGATCTTACTGTTGCAAAGTTGCGTACAGCCAAGAAAACTCTTGATCTATCTGATGTTGACCCATCTATCCCGCGCTACATTGCGGTAAGTCCACACCAGATTGAAGCCCTACTTGGTGACACAAATGTTACCAGCAGTGACTTCAACACGGTCAAGGCTCTCGTACAAGGTGAAGTAAACCAGTTTATGGGCTTCAACTTTATCATGACAAACCGACTGTCAAAGTCTGGCAACATCCGTTCATGCTTCGCATGGGCAGAGGATGGCATTGCCCTTGGGATTGGCAAAGATGTTTCTGCAAGAATTGATGAGCGTGCTGACAAAGGCTACGCAACTCAGGTCTACTATTGCATGAGCGTTGGCGCGACTCGCATGGAAGAAGCCAAAGTTGTTCAGATTGACTGTGACGAATCGTAAGGAGGTCTGACAAATGGCTACTGTTTATTCCGTTCAAAAGACCAAGTGGAATCAAACCACTCCTTCTGAGAACATCAGCACAACTGAAATGTCTGGACGCATCCGTATTGCACATGCTGTCTATGAGGCATCTTCTCTTGCATCAGGTGACGTTATTGAGATGTTTAACATCCCAAATGGCGCACGCTTGATTGAGGGATCACTTGCACATGATGCTCTTGGTGGTTCTACAACTCTGTCTGTAGGTTATGCTGCACACACTGACAGCGATGGCTCTGCCGTTTCTGCTAGTGCTGCTGCATACAAAGCTGCGGCTGCTTCAACATCAGCGCAAAAGGTAGACATTCTTGCTACTCTTGCTCTGGGTTCTGGCTCTGTAGTTAGTGCAGACAAAGATGGTCTACCTGTCAGCGTCACCATGGGCGGTGCTGCTGGTACAGGCACAATCGAACTTACAATTAAGTGGGTTCTCGACTGATTTGGTTGGGGCGGCTCTCGTCGCCCCTTCCTAACTTTAGGAGTTGGTTATGCCATCAGTTGTGGATATTTGTAACGAGGCTATGGACTTGCTTGGCGCGTCCACAATAACCTCTCTCAATGAAAATTCTAAAGAAGCGCGACTTTGCAATCGTAAGTTTGATGTGGCTAGGGATTCTGTTCTAAGAACACATCCTTGGAATGTTGCAATAGCAAGAGCAGAGTTAGCGGCTAGTAGTACATCACCGCCTTTTGGTTTTACATATTCGTTTCCTCTCCCGACAGACCCATATTGTTTGCGGGTTTTGTCGTTTTGGAATAACAACGTAAATAACGAACTTGCTGCGTATGACAGCAACATTATGTTTAAGATTGAAGGCAGAAACATTCTTAGCAATGAGGATGCTTGTAAGATCGTTTACATATCTCGTGTAACTGATACAGAGCAGTATGATCCTTTGCTTTCAACTGCTGTGGCTCACAGGCTTGCGTCTGATACAGCGTATGCGATCACAGGCAGTAACACTGTTTCACAGCAAATGTTTAACTTGTATGAGCAACGCCTTAAAGAAGCCAAGGGTGTTGATGCTATGGAAGGTTATCCAGAGCAGCCACTAGCGGATTACTTTATCGACATTAGGTTTTAAGATATGGCGCGGATTTCCAGCATTATAACTAACTTCCGCGCTGGTGCTTTGTCTCCGCGTTTGTTTGGACGCATAGACCTAGCCAAGTACAATGAAGGCGCAGAAACCTTATCAAACATGATTGTGTTCCCACAGGGCGGTATTACTAGACGGCCTGGAACATACTACGTTGGTTCGTCAAAGGATGGCGGCAAAGTACGCCTGATGAACTTTGAGTACAGTGACGAGCAAGCATATGTGCTTGAGTTCGGTGCTAACTACATCCGTGTATTCAAAGATGGCGGTATTGTAACTGAGTCATCTAAAACAATAACAGCTATTACAAAAGCTAACCCAGCCGTTGTAACTGCCAGTTCTCATGGCTACAGCAACGGTGATAGAATTGTTATATCTGGCGTTGTAGGCATGACAGAGGTAAACAATGTTGAGTTTACGGTAGCTGGGGTCACTACTAATACATTTGAGTTATCTGGTGTAAACAGCACTAGTTACACCACATACGCAAGCGGCGGTACATCTGGTAAGATTGTAGAGATAACCACACCGTATTCTGTTACTGAGATCTTTGAGTTAAATCACGCTCAGTCTGCTGATGTTTTATACTTAGCACACAAGAACCATGAGCCAGCAAAGCTTACAAGAACTGTGGCGCACACTGGCTGGACATTGACTGATATTGAGTTTTACAACGGCGCATACTTAGATGAAAACGTATCTGCAACAACAATATATGTTTCGGCAGAGTCAGGTACTGTAACAGTTACTGCATCTGCCAGCATATTTGAGTCTGGGCATGTAGGTTCTATATGGCGGTTGCGTGAGATTATTGAGGCAGCACACCCAGAATGGGAAACAAATACCAGCTATGCAGAGAATGACGAGGTGCGTTACGCTGGAAATGTTTATAGAAACGTAACTGCTGGCAATACAAACGGTGGTAAGTTACCGCCTGTTCATACCATACACACCGAAACATATGGATCTATTGAGTGGCAATATCTGCATAGTGGCACTGGTAGCCTAAAAATAACTGCTGTTGCAAGCGGCACAAGTGCTACAGCGACAGTACAAACAACTAGCGGTTTCTTGCCTCAAGCCTTTGTCGGTTCGGGCGGGGCGTCTACTCGCTGGTCAGAAGGGGCGTTTAGCGGCGTTAGAGGCTTCCCCAGAGCCGTTGCGTTCTATGAGGAGCGTTTGTACTTTGCGGGGACTACACACCAGCCACAGACCGTATTTGGGAGTGTTTCTGCTGACTTTGAAAATCATTCACCAGGGACAGATGATGATGATGCGGTAAACTTCACCATTGCTTCAGATCAGGTAAACGTAATTAAGCACATGCTTCCTGCGCGTTTCTTGCAGATATTGACTACAAGTTCAGAGTTTACGCTATCTGGTGGATCTGGCACACAGCCTGTTACGCCTACAAACGTAAACGTATTGCGTGAAACTACGTTTGGCATATCAGATGTAAGGCCATTACGGGCTGGTAACAGTACGATTATGCTACAAAAGGGACAGGAAAAGGTTAAAGAGATTACCTTTGATTTAGATACTGATGGCTTGCTTGGCATCGATCTAAGTATTCTTGCAGACAATATCCCGCGTGGTGGTCTGACTGACATGGTGTGGCAGCAAGAGCCTGAGTTATTGCTTTGGTTTGTACATACTGATGGGAGACTAATTGGCTTAACCTATGACCGTGCTAACGGGGCTGTAGGCTGGCATGAGCATCCTTTGGGTGGTACGGCTGTAGTTGAGAGTATTACATCTATACCTAGTGGATCAGAGGATCAGGTATATGTATCTGTAAAGCGTACAATAAATGGCAGTACGGTGCGTCATATCTGCTTTATTAGTTCTATTTACTTTAATGATAATATTACTGATGCTTTCTTTGTGGACAGCGGATTGACCTACAGTGGTAGCGCAACAACTACTATAA